AGTTTGTGACTAATTACCTAAAATAAGTCACGTTTAAGTGTTGACATATGTTTCCAAAAGAAGTATAATGGTTACATAAATTAATGAGAAGAGAGATTTGATTATGACTACTAACTATATTGCAATGCGTTCTAACCCAGACCTAGTTGAATTCCGTAACTATGTGTTGTCCTTTTATGCCTATGACGGTTTGTACCCTGTAGAGGGTTTGTCAGTGTCTATCGTTGAACGTGCAATCATGAAGTATCTCGAAATCTGTTCTAGTACTACGCGGCACGAAACTTGGGGTCATGGTGACTCTCTTGATCGTGAACGTGTTCGTGACATTATCATCGATACGTCTTCTCAAAAATTGAAAGTAAAGGAGTCAGTGTAATGAGTTTCAATACTAACCCTGCGAATGCAGTTACTTACATCACCGATCCTTCAGCGTCATTCCTGAAGGTTCCCGTTCGTGTCATCAACAACCTGAATGTTCCGGTTCATAAGATATCGGAGAACTCTTTCTTCAACGATGACTTCTTCTGGTTAGAAATAGAAAATGATTCTATGGTGTATTATGATGCCCTTGATGCGAAGTGTTTGATGGACCCCATCACATACACTCAGACTCTTACTGAGTTGGCACACTTTCGACTCTACCCTAGATTCTCACCTAAGTCGGAGTTTGCGGCATGAGACCTGAAATGGAATTGTTGGAGAGTATGCTCCAGAATCACGATTGGACCTATCACTTCAGTGATGACCATCGTGCATACATTAAGGGGAGAGATGAGTCTCAAAAGATTCGTGTTATGATGGGTCGTCTCAAGAAGATGGGACTCGAAGATGAGTCGGTAAAACTCTACCACAAATACCGCCCAGATTATTTGTAATTTATTTTAAAAACGCCTTGACAAGTAATCAAAACATATGATACAATAGCTACTCAATTGAATAAGGAATCTATATTATGTCTTTTATGAACAATGTATTGCAAATCGAAACGTCTGCCGCAGTAGGTGGATGTCCTTGGGGTATCGGAACTGAGGTGTCTAGTGACATGACTCCGATACAAATGATGGAAAAAGCTGGTGTAAACTGGGAAGTTGAGAAGGTTCCTACGTATGCAGCGAAAGAGGGTGTCGATCTGATCCCTACAGGCATGGAAGCACTCGTGCGTTCATCTGACAATAAAGTATTGACCCAAGTTGGTGGTAACTGGGAACCTTGTCAGAACGAAGAAGCGTTCACCTTCTTTAACGAGTACTGTGCCGCTGGTGACATGGAGATGAACTCTGCGGGTTCACTCAAAGAAGGTAAGTTCGTCTACGCACTCGCGAAGATCAAGGAGTCGTTTGACGTGTTGAAGGGTGATCAAGTTGATTCATACCTTCTGTTCTCTAACCCACACGAGTACGGTAAGTCTATTGACATCCGATTCACACCGATTCGTGTGACTTGCATGAACACTCTGACACTTGCACTCAAGGGTTCTGCAAACAACGGAATCAAAGTGAACCATCGACGTGCGTTTGACCCACAGATGGTCAAGCAACACTTGGGTCTCGCACACGAGAAGTTTGACCAGTACAAAGAGATGGCGCAGTTCCTGTCTTCGCGTCAGTTCTCTTCTGAGACACTGATCAACTACTACAACACTTTGTTCCCATCACAGGCACCTGCCGATGAAGTGCGTGAGTACAAAGATCTCGCACCTAACGCGAAGAAGGCATTTGAGTTGCTGGAGACACAGCCAGGTGCTGAGTTCGGTCGTGGTTCATGGTGGCAGGCATTCAACTCTGTGACCTACTTAACTGACCACGTTGCTGGTCGTACCGCTGACGGTCGTATGACTTCTGCATGGTATGGTGCAAACGGTGTCAAGAAGAAAAAGGCCGCTGAACTCGCAGTAGAAATGGCGGTGGCAGCATGAGTTATAACAAACTGATAGAGACCACTGAGTGGGATGGACGTGCGAGTAACTACATTTACTACACGTCCGAACGCAACACGCACCTTCACGGTTACCAAACCAAAGAGGGTGCGCCCTTCATCCCGTTTGTGACACGACTGTTTAGTACTAAGGGACGCTCATTTGTTAAAACAAAAGTAGACAAACTGCCCGACTAGAGACCTCTCCGTCTATAAATAATTATAGACTAGAGGAGAGAGTCGAATGCGCACTTTATATACAGCGGCACTTAGTGCCTTGTTGTGCTCTTTGGTCTGGATTGTCGGCACAACAAAGTTACTTGATGAATATATAAAGGTGATAGATCAGAAGAACAATCAAATCTCTCAACTAGAGAGAAAGATTGGTCAAGATCGTAATACAATTATTAGGTATGATATCGGACTAAGGCAATTCTTGTTTGCTTGTACTACGAAACAGGAAATACTCATTGAGAGGAAGCGATACGTCTGTTATCCAATTGAGAAGGCATAACATGATTAATCAGTCATATAATAGAGAAGTTTTCGAAATTTTCGAAGAATTCAAAAAGGCGGACGGTCGAGATAATCGACTTAATGTCTTAAATAGGTACTCAGAAAACTGGGCGTTACGCGATATTCTTCGCGGTTCGTTTGACGAATCTTTGGTGTTTAATCTCCCCAAAGGACGCCCACCTTTCACTCCGAACCAACCCCAATCGGTTCCATCTACCCTTAACAAATTACATAAAAACTTTGGATGGTTTATCCAAGGTGGTGCAGGCGATCGCCTGAATGATTTTAAAAGGGAGAACAAGTTCATTGAACTACTCGAATCCATCCATCCGGAGGATGCAGAGTTGGTCTTGAAGATGGTTGCCAAGAAGGCACCATGTCGTTATATAACCAAAAAACTAGTACAGGAGGCATTTCCAGACTTGATCGTCGAGTGATAACACTCAAACAATTCGACACATTACACTAACATTAAGGAGAAACACCATGTCGAGACAAAAGTTGAACCAACGCAATCGAGGAAAGTATACGAGTAATCGAACGAGAGTGAATAATTATTCAAACTCTGTCCGTTCCGCTTTTCAACAATTTCGATAGGAGGTGACTATCTCTTCAGGTGCGACCGTGAGACTCCTGTCGTAGTGACGTGATCAAATCTTGGTAATGGAAATATAATGCCACAGTATGAGTTTAAAAACAAGGATACCGGAGAAGTCATTGACGTGATTCTCCGGATATCCGAATACGATCAGTGGAAGGCTGATCATCCGGAATACGAACGATATCATAGTGCGTCTTCCGCCCCTAAAGTAGTATCGGGAACTAGAGATGCCCACTCAATTGCGGGTAAGGACTGGTCCGATAAACTAAAAGAAATAAAAGCAACGTCCGGTAAGGACAATACAATTAACGTATAGGGAAGATCATGCTCTTTTCAAAGTGGTTTCAACATGCGAAGGTGAATAAGGTAGATAATGATCCAGATCCACAAGATATTTCGGTTGATAACGCATACAAAACGCGTTGGATCTGGTACCACACAATCCTAGCACTGGAACTGTTGATGACCAACGTTCTTCTCGCGGGTATTCTTACCGCGTTAGTGGTTAAACTATAGGAGAGACCATGCGTTCGCTGTGGGCGAAGTTTGTAGATAAGATAGTGCCCATCGGTAAATCAGACGCAGTCGTTTTTGAAATGAATAGACAGGCAGTATTTGAACAGTTAAAAATCGATGAAGGAGTTGTTTATGAGATTTACCTCGACCATCTCAACTATCCCACGTTCGGTGTTGGGCATCTCATCACGAAAAGTGACGGCGAGTACGGCGCTCCAGTCGGAACGAAAGTTTCCCCAGAAAGGGTTGCACAGGTCTTCGAATCAGATCTCGACATCGCCTTGCGAGAGTGTGGTGTGTTATACGGACACATGTGGTCTTGTTTTCCAGGCGAGGTCAAAGAGATCTTGGTCAACATGATGTTTAACCTTGGTAGACCAAGACTAAGTAAGTTTAAGAAAATGAACGGTCACCTAGAACGTGGTGACTATAAGAATGCGGCAGTTGAAGGTCGCGATTCGAGATGGTATCGTCAAGTAAGCAACCGTGCCGAACGACTTATGACAAGGTTAGAGAATGTCTAAAAATGTAATCTTTCAGTATATGATCACGTCTAAGGAAGTCGACAAACGTGGTGGTATCAAAGGGTGGGACGGTTCTCGTTCCTCTCTCTACGAAGAGGTCGCCAAGATCTCACGCGAGTCGTTCGAGAAGTATGCAGAACGAATCGATGCAACACACATTTACTCCAACAAACGCGTAGCGACCGAAGGTCACGGATGTTCGACATCCTTACTGCACGAGTGCGCACGTGTCTGGTTAGACCCTATTTTTGACCAATACGACAACCTGTTGTTTGCAGATACAGACATCGTGGTCAACACTGACGAAAATATCTTTGATCTCATGGAGTCCGGTGCGGATGTCTATGGTGTCTTAGAATCAGATTTCGTTACTGCCTCCGGCGGTGGTTACAATTCATGGGATGGGCCTGGCGACACCTACGACAACTTCTGTCGTAAGTTCTCCCTACACGACTGCCCAATCGTCCCAGTGATGCCGCCCAATCGTCCCTCTAAGATAACCATCATGAACACGGGTGTGGTCCTATGGACCAAAGAAGCGCGTCTACGTGCACGTGAACTGTTCCTACCTTGGGAAGAATGGTGTTACTCTGGCGACTTCCACATGTCCATCATGAATGATCAACCCTACATCTCCGCGCAGTTGATGAAACACGATTTCGATATCGAAACCATCGACCAGACATGGAATGACTCCCCCCACTATGCATCGGAAGAAGAGTTCTTCCAAAAGGCACGTTTCTGTCACTACACTGGTGGTGAATGGAAAGTAGACATGGTACGCCACTGGAACGATCGTAGATACAATACGCAACGGGAAGGCGACGAAACCAAATTCACTAGAGCATTATTCCCATAGGAGTTTTTTGTGAATAATACCAGCATATTTTTAAAATGAGTGTTGACAAACACTCCTCTCTCATGTATAGTATAGACTTGGAAGTGAGAGAACGGAGATTAGAAATGGAAACACTTTATCGAGTTGAGAACGCCGAACTAGGTATTGCGTCTGAGATACGCAAAACCTTAGAAGGTTCTAAACGAACATATGCCCTGTATATGGTCGATACCGATGCTGACGCGATTGTAATGACTCAGTTAGGTGATAACTATGATCGATTCATCGACAAGGCAGATGAGTTTGCACATGTGAATGCATGGGCAAACTAAATGTACGAAGCGGTAAACCATAAACATGGTCGTCGTGCGGTAGTCGATGAGGCACCAACCGACAAATATGAATATCGTCTAGTGATGTATCAAGACGGTCTATCAGTAGCTGTGAAATTCGGTGAAAATCGCCACGATTTAGAGTGGTACGCCGACAAATTTATACGAGAGGGCAAGGTGGTATGACCAGAGAAATCCAAGTTAAAATCGACGACATCGTCACTCACTATATGTACACAACAGAATATGCGCCTGATTGGGCAAATATGCAGGTCGCACTGTATGATGAGGGATTAAGTCCCAGTGAGGTTTATGTTATTATGCAAAATGTTAGAGAGGAGGGAGTCGCCCCGTGAGGGATAAAGTAATACTTGTTGATTGTGATGGTGTTTTGTTAGACTGGGGATATGCATTCCAACAGTGGATGAAACGACACGGTTATGTGGTAAAGAGTCCAGACGTGTATGACGTAGGTATCATGTATGGTTTGGAACGAAATGAGAAGCAACGACTTTGTCGTATGTTCAACGAGAGTGCAACAGTTAGAAAGATCCCACCACTCCGTGACGCAATCAAGTATGTTCGTAAGTTGCACGAAGATCACGGTTATATATTTCACGCAATCACCTCTTTGAGTAACGACGAATACGCGCAGCATCTGCGCACCAAAAATCTCCAAGAACTCTTTGGTCCAACCGTCTTTGAGAAGTATGTTTATCTCGACACGGGAGCCGACAAAGACGAAAAGTTGGAGTTCTACCGCGACACAGGATGTCTGTGGGTAGAGGACAAGGTAGAGAATGCCGTCGCTGGTGCGAAGGTAGGTCTAGAGTCTGTAGTGATGTCACACGGTTACAATCAGGACAGTGAGTTCCCATTGATGCGTAATTGGAAAGATATATATGACTACGTTTTAGGACATTAAGTTCCCGCTCAAGGTAGCATGTCGGGGGGTCTTTCGACCCCCCTTTTTTTTATAAATAATTAAGTTATTAACTACGGAATATACTCATGAGATTTGTTGGTTACAGTGAATATTATCATGATGCTGGATTCGCGATCATCAATGAAGATGGTACCGTCGAGTTCGCAACTCACGGAGAACGTTACTCCAAAAAGAAAAACGATCCCCACCTACCAGAAGTCCTCTGGGACATGGTCAGAGACGACGATCACCTATCATTCTACGAGGACCAAACCCTCAAGTTTGATATGCGTGGAGGAATCGACACCACAGGAACCACTGCACATCTGAAGAACCGTCCAGAGATGGCCGAAGAAACCTTCAATCGCATGATCATCCCGAACGCGCAACACTTTGATGTAAACCATATGCACCACGAGTCACACTGTGCGGCAGCGTTCTACACGCGCCCTTGGGACTCCGCAGAGGATACCGTTTTGGTATCGATCGATGGTGTCGGTGAGTTACAGACCGCGACCATCATGGACCACAAGTTCAATCTAATCAAAGAGTGGCACTATCCGAAGTCGGTCGGTCTGGTCTACACAGTCGCGACCAAGATACTAGGTCTACGCCCACTCGAAGACGAATACGTCGTCATGGGACTGTCCGCATACCACGAAACCGATGAAAAGTCCAACGAACTGACGCAGTGGTTGATCAACTGGTATGATGACCTAGAGGACATCGCACCAGAGATCGCAGAGGGTATTGCAGTTGGTATCGAAACATCACCTCGCGAGATCGCACGTAAGAAGTGGAGAGACGAATTCAAAATAAAGATCAGTGCGTTAGAAGACAAAGTTGTCGCACGTGCGGTTCAAGATTTCGCGGACTATGCAATCATGGGTATAATGCGCGAAGCGTCTAAATACGGTAAGAAGTTGTGTTACTCTGGGGGGTGCGCACAGAACGTCGTAATCAACTCGCGTCTGTTTGAGTTGTTCGACGAAGTGCACATTGCAGTATCACCAACGGACGCTGGTTCGGGTCTAGGTACTGCCGCACGTTCATGGGCAAAAGCAACAGGTAAGGATAAACTTATTTGGAGTCCATATGCGGGATATGATATTACCAATCCTATTGATCCCAGTTCTGTCGTTGACCATCTGCTTGAACATAAGTATTGTGGTATTGCTAATGGAAGGGCTGAATTTGGCCCTAGAGCTCTTGGCAACCGATCTCTTATCGCTGATGTAAGATTCGACGTACAGGACACGGTCAATACGATCAAACGTCGTCAGAAGTATCGTCCATTTGCTCCTGCAATTCTAGAGGAATATGCAGAGGAGTATTTTGATGGTCCGATGAACGAACACATGCAGTTTACTTCGTGGGCGAAGCATGACTATGCACCCGTCACACACGTGGACGGTACTGCACGAGTACAGATTGTGCGCAAGGATTGCGAATCGGTGTTCCGTAAGGTCATCGAGGAGTACTACGACAGGACAGGAGTACCAATGCTCCTGAACACCTCTCTCAACATTCGCGGTCGTCCTATGGTTAATGACGAACTGGACGCCGAGATGTGGGAACAGAAGTATGAGGTGAAGGTGTTCTAGGCACCGAATCCCGACTTCGCTCGGGGTGCCTTCGGGCACCCCATTTTAATAAAAATAAAGGTTGAATATGGGACATCTAAAGGATATAGGTCTTAATTACTTCGAACACTTATACAGAGCATGGACGATTGCGTTTGTGTCGTTTGTGCATGGACTGTTACCATTCGTCTGGGAAGATAAGGCGAAGGAACTGATCAACGGCGACCCAAAAGATTTTAAGGTTAAGTGATGGAAGAAGAATTTATCTGCCCAGATGATCTGGTCTGTATGGACGTAGATACATGGAATGGAATAGTAGACGAATACAACGTCGCTATGGACATGACAGATGTTTCTAGAACAAGTGATGTGCAGGCAATCGTAGATCTTTCGTGGGAGTTGTTATTTCTTCATCCGTGGGAGTTGATCTACATCGGTCTGCCAATGAGTGTTCTTGCGTTCTATGGATTGTCCATATATGCCGCCTACAAATGGATTAATAAAAGGTTCACCAAATGACAGAAGAAACAGTAGTAGTAGCACCTATCAAGAAAAAACTAGAACTGGAGGTCGAATTCGACACCACCCAGAAAGAAGTGGTACCAAGTCGCTTTGAACCTCTACTACAGTTCGCGGATGTAATCGATGCGTATCGACTTTTCCCACGAGCATTCATAGGGACGTACCTATACCTACTCATTGAAACCACACAATGGTTCATGACGATACCTGAACCAAATGCATCACAAGCAGGTCTTATATCTGTAGTGGTCGGAGCAGGAGCTGCTTGGTTTGGTCTATATACTTCAACAGGATCGGCACGTAAAGTGAAGAGTATTAAGACGAACTGATGGCCTCAGAATTAGTGACTTGGAGAGGAACGCCTGGTGTAGGTGATTTCATGTGGGCGTTGAACTCGTGTCACAGGTATGCCGCGGATCAAAACGTTTCCAAAATAAACTTAGAGTTTCACTGGGAACACGATGAAGACCACCTTCATCATTTCGAAGACCCAGAAACCATTATTGAGCGATGTGATTATATTCACAACTTCTACCACCAAAAAGAACGCATAGAGATACACCATGTCTTTAACGCACAAGGTAGATACAAACACTGGAAGTTTGCGGACGACATTGTTACCGATCCCAGTGGAGAGAAACGTATCGCTGCGAAAAGTCATGGTATGGAAAAGGCAAGATTTTGGTTTGAGAGCGGTTACTACAATGACATGACCGGATCTACTGCCCCCGACAACGACTGGATTTTTCGTGAGGACGCGTTTAGAAACATTGTTGATAACCGTGTGGTCATATGGAGACCGACGTGGAACGCAGAGAAACCGCGCACGTGGAAGAGACAGTTCACCAACGAAGATTGGGAACATCTGATCATCCACCTCAAGACAATGGGGTTCAACGTGTACGAGTTGGGATACCGCACACCCGTGCGTGAGGCAATGGAGTTGATCTCTACCTCGCGTTTGGTGATATGTTACGACGGTATCTGGCACTACATCGCAAAGAATTTTGCACGTCCGACGGCCGTAATCTCTGGTGAGGGTGTGACTAAATACCATACACCGAATGCGTTAAGGATGAACCCAACGGTGTCGTATGAGAAAAAGAACCCTTGGTGGTGGTTGTCCAATATGGGAGATCTATTAGGACACACTAAAGATAAAGCAGTAGATTACGAAAATAGAATGAGACAATATTATGGAAATGACTAGAGAAACCTTTACGATCGACCGTGCGGTCATCGAGGTCGCGGGCGGATGTAACTACTCGTGTTCGATGTGCCCACAAGATCTTCGTGAGGGAGGTCGTCATAGAGGATTCCGTCGCATCATGAAACTCGATGAGTTTGAGGGATACGTCGCAGACTGTGCGAAGCACGGAGTTCGTGTCGTGAACCTTGACGGATCTGGTGAAGCGACGATGGCAAAAAATCTACCTGAATACATCAAGGTAGTAAAGAAGTATGGAGCGAAGTGTTTCATCTTCTCGAACGGATTCAAAATGGAAGGTCAGTACATGCGCGACTGTGTCGATGCGGGACTGGACTTCTACCGATTTTCATTCATTGGGTCAGACGAACAAGACTACACCAAATGGATGTACAACGCTGTGGGTGGGCACTACGCGCATATTAAGCGCAACATTCAGGAAATGGTTTCCTATGTAAATGAGACAGGCGCAGATTGCGTAGTGTCCACCTATCACTTAATCACCGACAACGAAAAGATAGATGAGGAACTCACTAAATATAAAGCGTTAGTCGAGGAGTTGGGCGTCAAGACAGAGATCTGGAAGATGCACAACTGGTCAGGGGCATATGAGATTGGTGATAATGCAAGAGCAGGTAAGGTAAAAAGTTGTGGACGACCATTTAGCCCAGATGTTGTTATACGTGCTGGAGGTCTTGACGGTAAACATGGTGCTGTACACCCTTGTTGTCAGGTACTGGGACGTGATGACGAAGCGGTCCTTGGACACTGTCAGGACGACACTATTGAAGACATCTTCTTCGGTGAGGCATACGAAGAGTTACGACAACAACACAGAAC